GAACAACGTAGACAAGGACTTAGAAGATGAACATTAATACATTAAGAGAAGAAATAGAAGCTGACGAGGGATGTGTCTATAAAATATATCGTTGCAGTGAAGGTTATCCTACTGCAGGTATAGGACATTTACTGACCGAGTGGGATGAAGAGTATTATGATAAGCCTATTGGAACACCTGTTCCTGAAGAAAAAGTTCAAGAATGGTTTGTAAATGATGTTCAAACTGCGATTAATGATTGTAATGATATATTTAATAGTTTTGAAAAGTTACCTGAAGATATACAACACGTATTAATTAATATGGCTTTTCAATTAGGAAAGCCTCGTTTATCTAAATTTAGACTGATGATTGCTGCAGTAGAAATGGAAGATTATCGTGAAATGGCTTTGCAGATGGAAGACAGTAGATGGTTTAAGCAAACTCAAAACAGAGCACAACGTTTGATTGATAGAGTTGTGCGACAAGGTGTACCTATATGAGTACAAAGAAAAGAGAACTATCAGAAAGACAGAAAAAGTTTCTAGAAGTTTTGTTTGACAAAGCTAATGGAGACCCTGTACAAGCAAAACTACTTGCAGGATACTCAGAACATTCTGCTACTTCTGCTATTGTTGCATCTATGAAAGATGAAATAATGGAAGAGACACAACTGTATATGAGTCGTAATGCACCTAAAGCAGCAGTCGCTATGGTAAGTGGTATTGATGACCCAACACAGTTAGGTATTAGAGATAGACTTGGTGCAGCAAAAGAGTTACTTGACAGAGTAGGTTTAATTAAAACTGAGAAAGTACAAGTAGAAGCATCAGGTGGTGTAATGTTATTACCACCAAAGAAGAAGTGATGGATAGAAGTTTAGGTAAGTGGAAGTTACCACAACCAACAGATTTAAAAGATGAAGAACAAAAAGAGTGGATACAGATACCACGTATAGCAAGAATAACACCTTTTGGATACAAGGTAAACGAAACAGATAAAGAATTACTTGACCCTATACCCTATGAGTTGGAAGCATTAGAACTAGCAAGAAAGTATATAAAACAATATTCTTTGAGACAAGTTGCTAATTGGTTAACTACCAAAACAGGTAGAGAGATATCACACATAGGATTAAGGAAAAGATTACTACATGAACGACAACGTAAGAACAAGGCTAGAACTCTTAAACGATGGTCTGAATATGCCGAAAAGGCAATACAAAAAGCGAAAGCCATTGAAGAAAGTAGAGTCGGAGCAAAAGCCTAAAGTAGTAGATGATATAGAGTCTATACCTGTTGAAGAACAGAATGTAGTATTTAAACCAAACGAAGGACCTCAAACAGAGTTTCTTGCTTCTCCTGAAAGAGAAGTACTGTATGGTGGTAGTGCAGGTGGTGGTAAGTCATATGCAATGTTAGCAGACCCACTACGTTATATGAACCATCCACAGTTTAGTGGATTACTACTTAGACATACAACAGAAGAGTTAAGAGAACTTGTTTGGAAGTCAAGAGAATTATATCCTTTAATATACAAAGGAATAAAGTGGTCTGAAAGAAAGATGCAATGGGTAGCTCCATCAGGTGCAAGACTGTGGATGTCATACCTAGACCGAGATGATGATGTATTA